ACTTGCTTCTTTGATGAATAACACTATTCCTCTTTCTAGTCTTAGAAATGAAATAGGTAAAGTTCTTAATCCACATACAAAAGAATTAGGTTCTGATATTATGAGTTCTATTAGAAATAGAAACTTAGCTACTGAATTTTTAGCAGGAGAAGATCAACTTGCTACTAAATTTGACATCTTAACAGGTGAGCCTATAAAAGATTGGAACTTTATGACACGTATGTTTAATGCTATATCACCAGTTCAATTTAATTTAGATTATTCACCGGGTAGAGAATTTATCTTTAATAGTGGATATGATTTAAGAACTTTAGGATATAGTGCTCCTGATGGAACAGATTTAAGTGATGCACCGGGAGTCAGGTCAAAATTTCAAAAAGCTATGGGAGACCAAAATCTTCTTAAGAAATTTGAAAAGTTAGCAGCCGACCCAAGAATGCAATTATCTTTAGCAAAAATGAATGAGGCACGTAAAAACGGTGAGTATGATCTAGACCCTAGTTTATTTCCTCATGTTAAAAGAATACAACAAATATTTAAACAAGCTAAAAAGATAGCTTGGGCACAGATAAGTCAAGACGAAGATGTTATGGAACTTATTGCTAAAGAAAAAGAATATACAAAAAGAAAATATAATGCCTCGCAAGGTACTATCAATGAAATGATAAACATGCGAAAATAAAATACACAAGGTGGATAACCCATGGCGGTACAAACAACTGAAGAATTTAAAAATGGTGGTGCCACCTCATACGCCATTACAATTGAATATTTACAAGCAAGCGACATCAAGGTAAGAATTGGTGGAACTTTACAAACATACGTAACAGGTACTCCCGGTAGTGGTGAGTACTCCGTAAGTGGAACCACAGTTACTTTAGGAGCAGCAGCTCCATCAGGTAGCGGTAATGTCCATATATATAGAGAAACAGATGTAAATACAGCAGCAGCTACATTTGCTGCTGGTTCATCTATTAGAGCAGCCGATCTTAATGCCATACATGATATGGGTAGGTTTGCTGCTGTTGAGCACAGAAATAAAATAATTACAGCAAATATTAAAGCAGGAGCAGTTACTTCTACTGAGATTGCAGATGACACTATTGTCAATGCTGACATCAACGCAAGTGCAGCAATAGATAATAGTAAGATTGCTGATGGCTTACTTAAGTCTGGCATAACAGTAAACTCAGCAAACATTGTTAATGGTTCTATTGTTAATGATGACATAAGTAACTCGGCAGATATTAATGGTACAAAATTAGCTAATACAAGTGTCCCTCCTACTAAATTAAGTTCTGGCTCATTACCTACAAACGTAACAGTAGCGAGTGCCAACATAGTTGATGGAACAATAGTTGATGCTGACATTAACGGATCAGCAGCTATTGCTGGTACTAAAATTGCACCTAATTTTGGTTCACAGGTTGTACAAACAACTGGAAACATAGTTGTTGGTGGAACTGTTGATGGAAGAAATGTATCAACTGATGGTACAAAACTTGATGGTATTGAAGCTGGAGCTACAGCAGACCAGACTAATGCAGAAATAAAAACTGCATACGAAGCTAATGCAGATACTAACGAGTTTAGTGATGCCGAACAAACTAAATTAGCTGGTATAGAAACAGCAGCTACAGCCGATCAGACTGCTGCTGAAATAAAAACACTATTACAGTCAGATAAATTAACTAATTCTGAAATAGCAACAGGTACATTAGATAACAGATATTACACAGAAACAGAACTTAACCCTTCTGCTAGTGCTGGTCAAAACGTATTAGATGCTAGATATTACACAGAAACAGAAGCTGAAGCTAAGTTCCTTAGACAAGACTCTTCTGAAACTATAGCTAGTGGAGTTTCATGGTCTAATTCTGATGCATTTGTGGCTACTACTGCTGCTATTAATGCTAGGATTATTGACCTTATTGACGAGGTTGGTGGTTTTACAGCTATTGCTAATGAAACTAGCTTTCCTACAACTAACCCACAAGGAGCTACAGGTCAGTCAGCTATATTAAGTATTCAAGCTGCAAGTACAACATTAACTCCTACTGGTACGACTCTTACTATTGCAAATGGTGCAGGAACAGGAAACACTGTAACTATTACAGGTGTACCTACAGCAATTCCACAGAACTTTGGTTTCTTAGTAGAGTCAACATCTACAACACATACATACAGTTTCCATAGATTAGTACCTATAGCAACTCAAGTTAATACTGTTGCTTCTAACATTACTAACATTGTTAATGCTGGTGCAAACGTAGTAGATATAAATAACTTTGCTGATATATATCAAATTTCAGGCAGTGCGCCTACACAAAGAGCAGATGGAACAAGTTTACAAGACGGTGATTTATGGTTTGATAATTCCAATGATAATTTACGGGTATATGACGGGACTAATTGGGCTATCATCACCCCTGCACAGAGTGTTCTTGATGATATTGCTATTGTCTCAGGTTCGATTACTTATTCCGAAGACCTCGGATTAATAACTGATCCTGCATCAACAGGTAGTTCTAACGGTTCACTTGATATAGTTGCAGATGCTTTAGAAGACGAAAAAACATTCACTGTTACAGCAGCTACAGGTAAATTTATTATTGATGGTGTAGATAAACCAGCTCTTACATTACACAAAGGCTGGACATATACATTTGATGTAAGTGATGCCTCTAACGCAACCCATCCATTACGTTTTCAAAGTGGTGGTAGTGCATATACTACTAACGTTACAGTTACTGGTACACAAGGACAAGCTGGTGCAAAAGTACAGATTGTAATACCAGAATCACAACCAACTTCTTTCCAGTATTATTGTACAGCTCATTCAGGAATGGGTAACACCATAACTGTAGTAGAAGACCCAATTAAAGCTGTAGCTGATATTGCTTCTAGTGTTGTAACGGTTGGGGGTATAGCTTCTAATGTTACCGCAGTTGCAAATAATTCAACAAATATAAATGCGGTACAAGCCAATGCAACCAATATTAACGCCGTACAAGCTAACGCTTCTAATATTAATGCTGCTGTTAGCAACGCTTCAAATATTAATGCTGTTGTTTCCAACGCTACAAACATCAATACAGTCGCTGGTAATAACTCAAACGTTACGGCTGTAGCTAATAACTCAAGTAATATTAACTCTGCGGTTTCTAATGCTTCAAACATTAACGCAGCAGTTTCTAATGCTACAAATATAAACACAGTTTCTGGTTCTATATCAGACGTAAACAGATATGCAAATGAATACAAGATTTCTAGTTCTGCACCCGGAAGTCCTAGTGCTGGTGATTTATGGTTTGATACAGCTAACACAACACTTAAAAACTATAACGGATCTGCATGGTTAGGTATTACATCTAACTCTGGTATCCAAAATTTAGTAGATGACTTAACACCAGAATTATATTCTCATCTCGATTGCAACGATAAAAATCTTACTGAAGTAGCAACTATCTCAGGAGACAACTTACAAATAGATTTCGGTACACTTTAAATGGCAAAATTATTAAAATTAAGACGTGGTACTACAACTCAGCACGGGTCATTTACTGGTGCTGAAGGCGAAGTAACTATAGATACCACAAAAGATACAGCCGTCGTACATGACGGCGCACAAGCTGGTGGTAGACCACTAGCTAGAGAAGACATGAGTAATGTACCAGCAGGAACTATCCTTGGTACACAACTAGAAAACTCAGGAGTAACTGCTGGAGCTTATGGTTCTAGCTCTGCTATTCCTATCGTCACAGTTGACGCTCAAGGTCTAGTTACAGCAGCTTCAACAACTGCGATTGACAGTACAACTATTGCAAACGGAACATCAAACGTAGCAGTAGCAAACAACGGAGACATTACTACAACAAGATCTGGTACAGCTAGATTAGTAGTTGATAATCAGGGCGTTGACGTAACAGGAAAATTAACAACAACAGATAACATAACAATTACAAGTGTTGCTCCTAAAATATTTTTAGTAGATTCAGATACTAATGATGATTTTTCCATAAATGGAGATGGCGGTACTTTTAGAATTAAATCTGAAACTGATTCAGCTGATAGATTTGTAGTAAATTCTGATGGTCATGTTGATATTCCCGGAGACCTAGACGTTGGTGCTGGTATAACCCTGCAAACCAGTAACAATAATGACATTTTTAAGGGTACTTCCTCTAATGGTATAAAAATAGCTTCTGATAGTATTAGCTTTCAACAGCCATCATCTCCTAATAACAATTACGCTGTTTTTAATAATAATGGCTGTGATTTGCGTGTTGCAAATGCTCAAAAACTAGTTGTTGACTCATCTGGTACAGCTATAACTGGCAACCTAGACGTTAGTTCTGGTGTTGACGTAACAGGAAACATCACAGTTACAGGAACAGTTGACGGTAGAGACGTAGCTGGTGACGGTGCATTATTAGACGGAATCACTAATTCAAGTACTATTGGAGAAATTAAAAGCACTGCTACGTTAGCTAATGGTGTAGTTGCAACAACACAGGCTGCATCTGACAACAGTACAAAAGTTGCAACAACTGCATATGTAACAACTGGTATTGCTAACGCTCAAGCCTTTCCATCAGGAACAGTTATGCTCTTTCAGCAAACAAACGCTCCTACAGGATGGACAAAGGTAACAAGTGGTGTAAATAACAAATCACTTAGAGTTGTATCTGGAACTGTTGGTTCCGGTGGTAACGTTGCATTTACAACTGCCTTTGGAAGCAGAGGAATTAATGCTAACGCTGGTGACACAACTCAAGGCGGTAACATTTCAGTGGCTAACACAACAGCCGGTGGTAACGTAAACATTTCTAGTGTTTCTACAAGTGGTAACGTAAACAGTCACACACTGTCCTCTAACGAGATGCCTTCTCACTCCCACAACATAAGAGGTAACACTAACTCTGGATATCATTCCACAAACCAATATGGTGGTTGCCACGTACAGGGAGATAGACCATATAAAAATGCTGGTTACCGATACACAAGTTATAACGGGCATGATGCTGGTCGAACAGAAAACACAGGTGGTAATGGAGGTCACTCACACGGATTTAGTGGAAGTTCACACAACCACAACGGTTCATTGAGTGGTACAGCTCACAACCACAACGCTACTTTTACTGGTAGTGCTCACAACCACAGTATTTCTGTAGATAACTTAGATATGCAAGTTGAATACTTAGACGTAATAATTGCAAGCAAAGACTAAATGAGAATCCCTTGGTATATACACGGGAATTGGAAATTAGATCCCACCCAACTACAAACTCTTGAAAAAGATATTTTAAGAGTAGGTATAACACAAGAAAAAGAACAAGTTATAACTACCTATCACGCTAAAGATAAAGATTTAGAGTGTTTAGATTTTTTACATAATTTTTATAAAGAAAGAGTCGATGAGATCGCAAAAGATCAATGTTTTTTTTATACCTCAGAAATACATTTTGTTTTTTGGATACAAGTTTATAAAAAATTAAGTTATCATCCTGTCCACGATCACTTCGATTGTGGCGATGATACTGTTCTTTCTTTTGTTCATTTTTTAAAACCAGTAGAAAATTGTTTTGAATTTACTGATGAGCGACAATCTTTAGTTCCACAACAACTAGAAGGAGATTTAATAGTATTTCCTTCTTATGCTACACATCGCGTAAAACAACACAATTCAAATGAAAATCGAATAGTTGTAGCTGGAAATATAAGAATTATAAAACACATTGAATTAAGTTAATGATTGATTCCACCTTAATAACAGACCCTTATATTTATTTAGAAGATAATGTTTTATCTGAAGTTAGATGTAAGGAAATTATTAATAAATTTGATAACGACGAACATTACCAAGGTGTTACTGGTTTAGGTGTCAATCTTGCTATTAAAAATAGTAAAGATATGCACTTATCTCGTACTCAACAAGATTGGGAAGAAGAAGATAAATTGTTTTCTGACATAATTGGTTCAGGGCATCATAATTATTACAACCATTTAAATAGAGAAAGTAATTTTAGTTTTTTTACTAATTCACAAGAAAGACATTTATATGGTCCACACCATGATGACAATTTAGAATTGTATGATACTGGTTATCAGATACAAAAAACAGAACCCGGAAAAGGATATGTTTGGCATGATGACTTTATGTTGACAACTAATGAACTTAGATATTTAACTTTTATTTTGTATCTTAATTCAGTAGAAGAAGGTTGGACACAATTTTATAATGGTAATCAAATATCTCCAAAAGCTGGAAGATTAGTATTTTTTCCAGCTACTTGGACTTACGTACATCAAGGCTATCCACCAAAACAAACTAAATATTTAATGACAGGTTGGATGCACACTAGAACTAAAACAAACAACAATGGCAAAACTTGAACAAGGTAAACTCTGTCCTTTAATCGGAGAAGATTGTAGAAAATTAGAATGCTCTTGGTACACCAAAATTGCTGGAGTTAATCCACAAACAGGAGATTCAGTAGAAGAGTGGGGATGTGCAGTTGCATGGATACCCTTTCTTCAAATGGATAATACAAAAATTGTTAACCAACAAGGAGCTGCCGTTGAAAGTTTTAGAAATGAAGTACTTAATATTATGGGTCCTGTTGCAACTATAAAACCCTTAGACGAACCAAAATTAATTGACGTAAATGAAACTGACAATAATAGCTGACGATAAATTAGTCAGCAAAGATGGGGTAGGTTATTCTGGATTACCTTTAAAAGATTTCCCATCAGATGTGTGGGCTGTTCAATGGGACGGCACAAAAGGCACTGTTGAAAAACGTGATATGTCTGTTACTGAAATAACTGATATAACACCATATAATGCTTGGATTACTGAGTGGGAAACCGCATCTAAACCTTTATCACCAGATAGTACTCTAGATGACCTTAGAGCATACAGAAATGAATTATTAGCTCAATCAGATTGGACAATATTACCTGACAGTCCTTTGTCTGCTGAAAAACAAGCAGAATGGAAGACATACAGACAAAAATTAAGAGATCTGCCAGCTAATACATCAGCACCTTACGATGTCGATATCACCTCAGATATACCTTCCTAATATAGAAATACCTAGAATACAAAGTTACGAAACAATTTCTATACCTTTACCTACAGCAGACGTACCGTCATACATTCCTATGGTGGTACCGCCTAGCGATTTAGAAGCTCCCGAGGGAGTGGAGGCAGAGGCATCAGATGAACCGGAAGCAACGGGTATAAGAAAAGTAGACATACCGTTTACAGATTTTAAAATGCCTGTCCCGGAAAACGAAATTTTAGTAACGGCTGGGACAACTGCGGTTGTTTCTGTAGCAGCCACCCTTACAGCTACAGCAGCTTTTAAATGGGCGGTTACTGCATTAAAACCAATACTAAAAACAACATGGAAGAAGTTAAGCCAAAAAAGCAAAGCTTAATTAGTAAACTAAAAGACATAGGTGAAGAAAAAGAACACACGCTAGAAGTTCTTGGAACTTTAGTAAGACTAGGCGTAGTTGTCTGGTCTGGGTTTATAATTACTATGAATTACATAGATATACCTATGGTTAAGAAATCTGGTAACTCAGATATCACTTTCGTAGCCAGCGTATTTACGGGCGCGTTGGCAACGTTCGGATTGACTACTGGCAAGAATGGCGGTAGCAAGACACCTACAAACTGCCCAATGGTAAAAAAACCAGAACAAAAATGAAGAAACTACTTCTAGTTCTGGCTTTGCTATCACCCAGCATAGCAAGAGCTAATACTGTCACTCCTCAATTTACATCAGGGAGTATGAACTCAACGACCACTACCACTCAAACTATAGTGGAGACAGAGCAGCGTCAGGTCTTCGGAGCTGAGCTGAAAACGTGGTCAGGAAATAATGTTACAGCCTCTGGCGATTTAGCAGCTACAGGTACAACATTCTCAGTAACTGACACAACATTACCGTGGAATTTAGAAACCACAACAAGAAGCGCAGGGTTAGTAGAACAAATAGATTTCACAAGAAACTATACAATAAACTCTACTACTACATCGCTGTCTGTATTCTCTCAGTAAGTCCAGTACTTGCAGAAGGAGACACCAATAATAATAGTAACCCCGTGGCAGCCGCGACGGGAAATGTTACAAATCAAGCAGTGCAATTTCAAAATAATGGAGCTCCTAGCCGACAAGCCTTTGGTAGCAACATATCTTGCAATGGCAGTACAATGACATTTAGTCCATTTTATATGGGCAACGATACTGAACCTCAGACAGAGGACGGTTATGTCATATCAGAAAACTGGGGGTTCCAAATAAACTTTATGGTACCCCTTAATCGAGACTTGACTAAGCAATGCGAACGCATGGCTGAAAGTCAAATACAAAAAAATAAGCTCGATTTTGAGCTCGTACGTGCACTTAAATGTGCGGAGCTTCAACAGAAGGGCTTTACCCTGCTACCCGGTTCACGTGTATATCACCTCTGTTCTGACGTAGTACCTATTCAATCACTTTTACCCAAGAAAAAATAATGTTAGCAATCCTTAAACCATTCGTATTATCTGCACTTAAGTCACCAAAATTTAAGGTTTTTGTAGTCGAGCTTTTAGAAAAACTTGTAGCACAAACAGATAATGATTTAGATGATAAAGCATTAGCTATAGTCAAAAAAGGACTAGGTGTCTAATGGCAAACGTCAGTCTAAAAATCGGCAAACATAAAAGTCGTACTGGCGGACTCACCAAAGCTGGTCGAGAAAAATACAACAGGGCAACTGGTGCAAATCTTAAAGCACCACAACCCGGTGGAGGTCCTCGTAAGAGATCATTCTGCGCTCGTATGGGCGGAGTTAAAGGACCAATGAAAGATAGCAAGGGTCGTCCTACACGAAAAGCTCTTGCATTACGTAAATGGAAATGTTAATTATGCCAAGCGGAAAAGGTACTTACGGTACAAAAAAAGGAAGACCACCTAAGAAAGGGGGCAAAAAATAATGGCACACAAAGGCAAAGGCTCATGTGGTGGCATGAAGAAAGGCAAGGGAGGTAAACGCTAATGAAACGCGGACTCTATGCAAACATCCACGCCAAACGTCTCAGAATCAAAAAAGGTTCTGGAGAAAAAATGAGAAAACCCGGACAATCCGGAGCTCCAACTGCTGCCAACTTTAAACGTGCAGCTAAAACAGCTAAAAGATAATGAACAAAAAAGCAACCGAAGATCAGTTCAACGAGTTGCATAATCTAGTTACAAAGGAGTTCCTCTCTCGCATCAAAGCTGGAGAGGCGACTACTCAAGACTTAAAAGCAGCCTGCGATTGGTTGAAAGCTAATGATATTAGCGGAGTTGCTTATGACGGAAACCCTCTGTCAAAACTCGCACAGGTTATGCCAACCGTTGATCCAGAATTAGTACAGGCAAAGCTATATGGCAAGCACTAGCTCTTACTACAAATCCAACCCAGCAGCTAAGCAACAAAGACTTAAGCAGCAAAAAAAATACAACAAAACAAAAAAAGGATTAGCTCTACGTGTTAATGCAAATCGACTTAATAGACAACTTGGAACCTACGGGAATGGTGACGGCAAAGATGCTGCTCACTACGAAGGGAGTACCACGAAAGGAAGACTCCAAAGTCCATCTAAAAACAGAAAAAGCCGACTCAAAATACGTAAATGACCCCTTTACTACCTAAACCAGAACATTACTTACACAATTTAATAACCATGACAAGCCCCGAAGCAAAACGCCTTTGGAGGCGTGCGATAAAAGAGCATTTTAATTGTACATGTGTTTATTGCGGAAAAAATTATGAATTTAAAGAACTTACACTCGATCATGTTAAACCTCGTTGCAGAGGTGGAGAAACTATTACATCGAATCTTGTACCCGCGTGCAGGAAATGTAATCAAGGTAAAGGTAGTAGCAATTGGCTCGGATGGATGCGAAAAGTATTTGGAATACAGCCATTGCGAGAACTAATTATTCATCAACATATTAAATAAAATCATGGCATCCTTTGACACGAGTAAAATCGTATCTGATATAAAGGCAGGGAAAATTACCTCTAAAGAACCTCCTAAATATATTTTTGTTAAAAACCCTCGAAATAACAAAAAAACAAGAAAGCTAAATCCTAGATGGACTGCTTGGTCAAAAAGACAGAAAAACAAAAAAATTGACAAAGACGTTGAAACATACGTTAAAAAAAGAAAAGGTCCTATTAATAAAGATCTAACTATAGATAATAGTAAAAAGAAAAAGGTAGTTAAAAAGACTGACAATACTCAACAAACTGATACTCCTACTACAACAGTAGATAAACCTAAAACTAACGGTAATACTAACGGTAGTAATACAGAAAATAAAAAAGAAGCTCCAAAGAAAAAAACTAATCGTGAAAGATTTAACGAGAAGTTTATTAAAACAAAAGGTGGACGCTTAGCTAGACGTGGTACTGTAGGTGCACGTGGTGCTGAAAACAGAGAAAGAGCTAGAAAAAGAGCACAGGCAGCAGCTAAAAAAAGAATAGCAGAAAAGTTAAAAATAAAGAAAAAGAAAAAATCTTAATTTCTAATGGCAATAATCAAGAACGTATTAAAGCATTCTAATATAAAAGGTTATATTTCTCAAGCAGATCGTTTAAAAATCAAACGTCATAAAGATGGCTCTATACATTTAAATACCAAAGATAAAGACTTTTTAAAAAAAAAGAATGCTATCCGTTCTGATATTGCTGATAAAAAAAGCACAAGCGGTTATAACCGAGTTTTTATTGATGGTAGTGAAAGACTAGCAAAAGTTAAAAAAGGAAGTATTAATGAGATAAAGAACGTTAGTCAAATAGGGTTCCCTACTCAGAAAGCTACAAAAAAGTCTGGAGCTAAAAGAGCTAAATCAACAAAAGCAACTAGCATTACTGACGCAAATGCTTTGCAAAACTACATGCGATACAAACAGATCACAGATCCTAGTGAATTAACTCAGTTTGATTATCAGGAAATAGCAAGGTATGTTAATATCCGTAGTAAACAGTTAAGGGATTACAAAGCTAATGTAAAAGCTCAGAGACGACTTGATGGCAATGCTACAGATGGACACCTTGTTAGTCCACATGACGCTACTGCTGTTAATTCAATTACTCAAAGGTTTGTACAACCGGGAAGAAATTACATAGATGATGATGGTAATAAAGTTTTAGGTAATTTTGCACAGGGTGAAGCTAGTGGTGAATTAGACCGCTTGGAAAAAATAGCCCTTGGCATACCTAATGACTTATACGAAGATCTTGTAATGTTCTTTGACCCAAGTAGAAGAGGTATCCGTAGTTTCTTGACTGATGATACTCTTAATGAAATAGTTACTAGAAGAGACTGGAAAGGAGCACTTAAGAAACAAAAACTTAAAGCTGAAGATGTCTTTACTGGTGATTACGAGAGTGTCGGTAGAGGTCTTGATGCCTTTGATTAATAACTTATATACATTTCTATATGACTGACGTTTTAACGTCCTTACAGGGCGATTTCAAGCTGTTTCTGCAAGCATTATGGGACCAGCTTGATCTCCCTTCACCAACTAGGGCACAATACGCCATTGCAGACTATTTACAGCACGGACCAAAACGTTTACAGATCCAAGCCTTCCGAGGAGTCGGAAAAAGTTGGATTACTGGAGCGTTTGTGTTGTGGACTTTGTTTAATGACGCAGAAAAGAAAATAATGATTATATCAGCTTCTAAGGAAAGAGCTGATAACATGAGTATTTTCCTACAGAAACTAATTATTGAAACACCATGGTTAAGTCACCTACAACCAAAGAGCGACGACGCGAGATGGTCAAGAATTTCCTTCGACGTTCTATGTTCACCTCATCAGGCACCATCAGTCAAAAGTGTTGGTATTACTGGTCAGCTAACGGGAAGTCGTGCAGACTTAATGATTCTGGACGACATAGAGGTTCCCGGGAACAGCATGACGGAGTTGATGCGTGAAAAGCTTCTTCAACTCTGCACCGAAGCAGAATCAATCCTTACGCCGAAAGACGATAGCCGTATTATGTATCTCGGGACTCCTCAGACTACTTTTACTGTTTATCGTAAGCTGGCAGAGCGGAATTACAGACCATTTGTTTGGACAGCGCGATATCCCAGAAACAATACACAATACGAAGGCAAAATAGCTCCACAACTACAAGAAGATATAGATAATGGCGTACAACCTTGGACACCTACAGATGACAGATTTAGTGAAGATGACCTTGTTGAAAGAGAAGCGTCCATGGGACGTAGCAACTTTATGTTGCAATTTATGCTGGATACAAGTCTGTCAGACGCTGAGAAGTTTCCTCTCAAAATGGCTGACCTTGTTGTTACCAGTGTTAATCCTGACACTGCACCCGACAACATCATATGGTGTTCAGACCCAAGGAATGTACTTAAAGATCTGCCCACAGTGGGTCTACCCGGGGACTACTTCTACTCTCCGATGCAAATACAGGGGGAATGGACCAAATACCAAGAAACCATCTGCTCAGTCGACCCCTCCGGTAGAGGAGCCGATGAAACGGCAGCCTGTTATCTCTCCCAAAAGAACGGCTTTCTATACCTACATGAGATGCGAGCCTACCGTGACGGGTATTCAGATGCGACCTTGCTCGATATTTTAAGAGGCTGTAAAAAATACAATGCTACAACTCTTGTAGTAGAATCTAACTTTGGAGACGGAATAGTAAGTGAACTTTTTAAAAAACATATACAACAAACCAAACAAAGAATCCTTGTGGACGAAGTACGTGCGAATGTCAGAAAAGAAGACAGGATTATTGATACGCTTGAACCTGTTCTTAACCAGCACCGTCTTATTGTTGACCGTGGGGTTATTGAGTGGGATTACAGCTCAAACAAAAACAGTGCACCTGAGAGTCGGCTCCTCTATATGCTCTTTTACCAGATGAGTCGTATGTGTAGAGAAAAATACGCAGTTAAACATGACGATAGACTTGACTGTCTAGCACAGGCAGTTAAATACTACGTAGATGCGTTATCTATTTCTGCACGGGAACAGATCAAGTTAAGAAAAAGAGAAGAGTGGGACGATATGTTAGAAGCTTGGTTTGATGACCCTCAATCTGCTACTAATCACCTTGTTCTAGGACTAGATATAGATCAGCGTAGAGAGGCAAGAGGACTAGAAGGTAAGAAGTCATATAACAACTGGGTTTAGACCGATGACGGGTTAATAGGGGAGAGAAGGGTGGACTCTCCCTCATACAACTATTAGCCGGATATCCATAAAAGATATCACCTCTAATTACTACCACTAACCTATATGGAACATAAATTAAAGATTAACCACTTTAAAGAGTTATATAAGAGTTTAAAGACTCCTTTCCCACCCATTAACTTCCTAATACTAGGTATGTTGATTGGTTTAGAGCAGAGATGGATAAATCTCAAAACAGAACAAACTGTTGACATGGCAATAGATGAGTACCACGCAAAGATGGATGAACTATCAGAGCCAGTATATAAAGCAGTAGTAGAAGAAACAGAGGATGGTGGCTTTTCTATTGGTTACTTTCCTGAAGAAGATGAATAATATCGGACTAGAAATACTATTCTGGACGGCACTTACCCTGTACGTCCTCACCCGTTTAGGAGTTTTTAAAAGATGAAGCTGTTCTTAGACACAGCAATTATTAAAGAGATAGACGAAAGACTTGATTCTGGAGTTATCTCAGGGATTACCACCAACCCTACGCTGATTAAGAAGAGTGGTAAAGATCCAGACGACATATATGCCGATCTAATTAAAGATATAGGTATAAAAGACCTTTCAATAGAGGTAGATGGACATGATGCGGAAACATTAATACTAAATGGCATTCAATATGGGAAACTTTACCCACATGAAGCAACTATTAAGCTACCTTGCACTCCTGAAGGCATAAAAGCTTGTAAAACCCTTTCATTTATGGGTATTAGAGTTAATATGACCTTAGTGTTTAGTGTTAGTCAAGCAATACTCTGTGCATTAGCTGGAGCAACCTACGTATCACCGTTTGTTGGACGTTTAGACGACAACGGACATGATGGTATTGGTTTAATACGTGATATTGCTAAAGTATTTTGCCATAACAGAACAGATACAAAAATATTAGCTGCAAGCATTAGAGATGCTGCAACAGTTGGTAGAGCATTCGCAGCAGGAGCACACATTTGCACCATACCGCCGAAAGTATTCGACGATATGTACAAACATGTGCTAACCGATAAAGGACTGTTCCAATTTATGATTGACAGTGGACAGATAGACAATAATGGATAACTTTATTTTAAAAAATAGTTGTTTTTCTGCTAATACATGTCAAAAGTACATAGATTTGATGGATAACAATATTCATAAAGCTGAACAAGGTCATTTAGGTCCAGAGCATCCTATGGATGATATAGAAATAAACATTAATATTTACGAACATCCAGATCTTCGTAAGGGTATTGATGATACATGTCGAAAGTATGTAGACAAATACCCTCTACTTAAAACTAACTATACTGATTGGATAGTAAACGGAGGTGCTCAACTAATGAGATATGAACCAAACAACTATTGTCACAGAGCACATTGTGAAAGCACAGGTGAAGAGAGAATATTTGCATGGATGATCTTTCTTAACACTATCCAAAAAGGCGGAGGTACTGAGTTTATATATTTAAACACAACAGCACAACCAATAGCAGGAGATATGTACATCTGGGCAGCAGGCTTTCCTTATTTTCACCGTGGAGTAGTAGCTCCAGACGAAAGAAAATATATTATTACAGGATGGGTTTCTAAATTAGAAGAGTATAAAAAAAGACATTCTGATGAACTTCGTTTGTCTATAGATTTAGCAAATAAGTCCTTAAATTTTGGCAAAAATGTCTGAAGAGGTATATAGACGACGCTCCACGGACGCCTCCCCCATAGGGGGTCTCAATAACGCGGACGCGGGCGCGATCAATTAACGCAGGCACGCGGGAACAATTAACGCAGGCGTGTGTCCAATGCGAGTCCAGTCCGCTCGCTTCGCTCGCTCCTTCCCAGTCATACCAAGGGTTTTGGAGTATTGTAGTACTGTCCAAGAGACAGCACTGCTGGTCGTGGGGGAGCGAGGCGCAGCCGAGCGAGCTAAACATTCGCGACATGCGTGACGCGCGAGGCTGGCGATCTGTTGCCAAGTCGAGACTCAGTGAGACAGTACGGTAACCCGAACAAAGTATTATGTAATAATACATTGTTACAAAGTGTTAAGATGATTTGTAATACTTGCCAAGAGCGACTAGAATGAGGACATGTAGATAGAGTTGTTTACGTTATGTTATATTCTCTCTCCTAGAATAGGTGAGAGAGATAATATAACTTAACTACAACTCTCTACTCACTGTTCAATTTACAATTTTCGATTATGTTCAACGTTTCAATCAAGCCAACACCTCGCACTTCTACAGCAGTAGAAGCTATACAGGTTAACCCTTTCAAGGGTTCAGTGACACTTCGTTACACCAATGGCTATGAGTACAAGTACTCCAACGTTAGCAGAGCTAAGATTGTTAATCTATTGATTAACGACAACATGTCACTTGGCTTCTGGGTACAAGAGCTTTCACAGAAAGCTATCAGAGTCAGAGATTACCTTTACGGTAATACTGTCGCTACTGGTAAGCTATGCTACCAGTTTGTCGGTGCTACTTGCGATAGCAAGGCAGCTCTACCTTTCTAGCTTTAGCTAGACTGGTGTCTGGGTATTCACTTGCGGTTCAACTCCGCAAGGACACCGTAACCCTTTAGGGTTAATTATCCACCTAACTTCCATCTTGTCATGCTAGTCCACATCACAAAAAAATCCAGCAATGCTAAAACTGGCAAGATGCCAGTTACCACAACCGAGGAGGCATCATGTCCCAGCACTTGTCCACACCTACAATCCGGAGGTTGCTACGCAAAGTCCGGTCCGGTCTCTTGGCATTGGAAAAAAGTCAGCCACGGTCTACGTGGTGGTACTTGGTCTGACCTCACTAACTTTGTTAGTGGGTTAGAGCGCGGTCAGCTATGGAGGCACAACCAAGCTGGCGACCTTGGTTACACCAAGGACGTCAATGGTCGTGAGCTCATCAGACTTGACTTGCTCAAGTCTCTTGTCGATGCTAACAAATCCAGTGGTGCCAAGGGTTACACCTACACACACCACCGTCTCGAGTACTTGCACAACCTCGAAGCTGTAAAGTACAGTAACCGCAACGGTTTTACCATCAACGCCTCATGCGAGAGCATGCAGCAAGCGGACGAATGCGTAGCCGAGGGCGTGCCTGCTGTCGTTGTCGTAGACAACAGCAAGGACGTAGCCACACATACACCCGACGGTCACCGCGTCGTAGTATGTCCAGCTCAAACACGTGACACCAACTGCAATGACTGCGGTCTTTGCCAACAGTCCAAGCGTACATGCGTTGTTGCATTCCTCGCACATGGCAACAAGTCCAAAAAAGTCAATCAGTCACTACAGGAGGTAGCATAATGGATAACCATATTTATATGGTTTATGATGACAGCTCACCCGAGTCTACACGACGCGCGGACGAAACCCATAAAGCCTTGCTAGACAAGGGGTTTCGAGTAATTCACAAGGAGGCTGGGTACAACTCAGCCCGCTATGAATATGCAAGAGTTGTAGTTAATTCTTAATTATAAATATAATTAAATAAATCCCGAGATCCCCTGCTATGACAGGGGTTTCGGCTTTTTTATTTTTTTCACAAGCACACAATCATCACAATCAAGGACGCCACAATCATACACACAATCATCATGCCACAATCATTCACACACATGGACGCAGGGACGCAGACACCAACTAAAACTAAACGCAAGGACGTACCCACCTACCCAGAACCAGAGGGTGACCCATCATATTAAGAATTGTTACAAATATCCACATACTTGACCTTTACCAATTAGACTACTACTACTAGATCATTCATCCACCATGACTATCTTTGAATTTAACGAGCAGCTTTGCGAGATTATCGCAGGCGAAGATGGCTACTACAATTATGACAAACAAGAAATTCTTGATTTAGCCAGACAAATGAAAACATCAGCAGAAGAATATGAAAACTTGCAGGAATGCAAGGACGCTGCTGATGCTCACGAGACATTCTATCCAAACGGTACGGGGGTTTGTGACGTATGACTAAATACGAAATACGTGTTACACAAACATGCAGAGACTACTATCGTCTCGAAGCTAAGGATGCCAAGGATGCAGAGCAACAACTCTGGGCAGCACTAAGAAGTGGTATCATGGGCAACGTTTCCCTTGATGACACTATTGACAGTGCACCAACTATCGACTACACTGTACAATTATCACCCGAAGGAGAAGTAATCCTATGAGTTTAGTACCACTCAAGCATGTGTTAGATCATGCTGCTGAAAATAATTATGGTATTCCTGCTTTCAATGTCAACAACATGGAGCAAATCCAAGCTATCATGGAAGCTGCCGATACTATTTGCTCTCCTGTAATACTGCAAGCATCACGAGGTGCGAGAAAATATGCAGATGGGTATCTCATGTATCTAATTAAATCTGCTGCGGAAAAATACCCACACTTACCAATAGTCATGCACCAAGACCATGGTAATTCACCAAAAACATGTTCACAAGCATGCGTAGCTGGCTTTACGTCGGTAATGATGGACGGTTCACTTGAGGCTGATGGTAAAACACCAGCTAGTTATGATTATAACGTAAATGTAACAAAGCGAGTCGTTGAATTTGCACATGATGTAGGAGTTAGTGTTGAAGGTGAGCTTGGTTGCTTAGGCTCATTAGAAACAGGGAAAGGTGAAGCAGAAGATGGACATGGATTTGAAGGTGAGCTGTCCAAGGACATGTTACTTACTGACCCAGATCAAGCTGTTGACTTTGTAAAAAAGACAGGTGTTGACGCACTAGCTATTGCTATCGGTACATCACATGGAGCTTACAAGTTCAGTAAACCACCAACATCTGACGTTTTAGACATAGACAGAATAAAAGCTATACACGAAGCCGTGCCAAATACACACCTAGTAATGCACGGAGCTAGTTCAGTCCCTTGGCAATACATAGATTTAATCAATACTAATGGCGGTAAGATTCCTGAAACTTATGGTGTACCAATTGACTCCATACGTGAAGGTATTGACAACGGTATACGTAAAATCAACATTGATACAGATTTAAGATTAGCTTACACTGCTGCAATATATGAAGCTCAGATTACTGATCCTTCTAACTTTGATCCAAGACACTTTAATTCAATAGCTCGTCAGTACATGAGAAAGGTATGCCTTGAAAGGTATGAATCCTTTGGATGTATTGGTCAAGCATTAACTATCCCTACCTATGGAATATAACGACCTCATGCAACAAGCGGAAGACTTTAACAAAAAGCTCCACCGCACCAAGGACATCAACGTATGTGACTTGTTTACAGCACAAGACAAGGTTACTATTGCAAAGATAGTAGATGCTAGAGTCAAGGACGAATATGGCGATATGCACCAATTTGTATGGACTTGGGAGTGCAAAGGACATTTTGTCTGTTAAACATGGCGTTTAAATCGCCTACAAGGTGCCTCTAAAAAGTTGCCGGTACGTTTGTACCTTCATTTTCACACACATTTGCCATGATTTACAAAATCGACTATTGTATAAAAGGTCAGCCAAAAAACAAATCACACCTGTACACTCGAGCATTAAGCGACGAGGATGCAGCTTATTATGCCCTTGACTGGGTAGTAGCACACAATTACAAACTATTGAACGTATCAAGAACATGAAACGACGCAAGTACTACCCAAACAATTGGGACGCTATCAAAGCATGCCCACCTAACTACTTCCCTGCAATGGCATACGAAGAGCTTAAAGAGTGGAAGATACATGGTTATCAACTACCTAGCTCACATCATAGTGTGGTCAGGATAGAAGACAAGGACACAGGTAAGATCACAGAACATACATACAAAACTGAGCATCACACAAAGCAAAGACTCAGGAAAGAAGTAGGAACTAATAAACACATAACATTAGCAACAGATGAGGGTGTTTATCACCTAATTCCAAATCCATTCGATTTTAACAATGACAAAGAAAACATTTGAACGTAGGTATCAACAGTTAAAATTACTTGTTGAAAGCCATCCACACAAGGAAGAATTAATTGCTATAATGCAGGAACAAATCAAAGACGACAACTAAACCTACACTAAATGCTAACTGAACAACAAATACAGGATCAGCAGAACTACGAGCGTAAACAAATTAAAGGGGGACTAGATAAGCTACGTTCTAACACTACGAAGTTAGAGGAAAAGACTTATGCTAGTGCTACTGTTTATGGCTCAGCATGCGTTAGTTCAATATTGCCTGATCTCATTGCATTCATTGATAGTAAAAAAGAAAAGTTTTTAAACCAAGCTGGTAGAAACTATGCCATCTTTCACAAGCATATCCTGCCCATCAGCACAGAAGTACAAGCTTTACTCACATGCAAAGTTGCATTTGACCATGTATTTTCTCCACAACAGAAAAAACATTATGTAACAGCCATAGCAATAGCTATAGGTGCAGCGATAGAAGCTGAATCACAGATGGATTACTATGACAAGGAAGCACCAGCCTTGTTAACTACGTTAAAAAAGAACTACTGGCACCAAGCAAAAGGTACAGAGTACAAGCGTAAGTGCATACAGACTTTGATGCACAAAACAAACATATCACCTTGGATTCATTGGGACAAAGCTACCAAAGTCAAGGTTGGAACCTTTCTTATGGACTGCCTGATGGAAGTGTCAGGATGGTTTGAAAGAGATTTAATTGTAAAAGGTAGTAAAAGATATTCTATATTTAAACCTACTGAATTATTAATTAAACAACATGCAGACATCATGCGAATGGCTGAATTATTCAGTCCACTTGCTAAGCCTATGCTTATCCCTCCACGTAATTGGCACGCTCTCCAAAATGGAGGTTATTATCTAAATGATTTGACACGTTGCCATGATTTGATAAGAAAGACCGATGACGGGTTAATACAGGGGGAAATTACCTACGACTTTATTAACAAAATTCAACAAGTTTCTTACAAGCTAAATCCTTTTATAGTAGAGGTAGCGAGAGAGTTAGAGGATAGAGGAATTAGCGTAGGAAAATTTAGACCTGTCATTCAACATGATATCCCTCCAAAACCTCCAGAAGAGGCAAGCAAGGAGGTATGGAAGAGTTGGAAAAAAGAAGCAACGATAGCTAGAAACTTGCAGGCTGCTGAAGTACGTAAGTCCTGCCGAACTCGTATGACTATGGAAGTAGTACGAGAGTTTGAAGATGAGGTATTTTATATACCTTGGAGTTTTGACTATCGGGGTAGAGCATACCCAATACCTAGCTTACTTACACCACAAGACACAGACTTTGGAAAAAGTTTGATTTTATTTAATGAAGGTGCTAAGATAACTGCCAAGGGTATGGATTGGATAAAGTTCCAACTTGCTACAACGTATGGTTTAGATAAAGCAACCATGCAGGAAAGACTGGAATGGATAGACAACTATCAGAACAGAGCTTTAGTAGAGAGAGTATGGAAAGATCCTATTGGTAACATTGCTGATTGGGAAAATGCTGACGAGCCTTGGTTATTTTTGGCTGCTTGTAACGAATGGTACGAGCTGTTTTACGAACATAAGTTTGAGACTCACTTACCAGTAGCTGTAGACGCTACATGTAGTGGTCTCCAGATTCTCGCCGGTCTCGCCAAGGACGCGTCCACTGCTCGTATGGTAAACGTCATAGGGAGTGAAAAACCCCAAGACGCTTATGCAACTATTGCAGCAAAAAGCATGGACGCAATCCCTGATCGGCTAAAACCCCACTGGGATAGAAAGGTGACGAAGCGTTGTGTGATGACCATACCATACAATGCCAAGCCTTTCTCTAATCGCTCCTATATCAGGGACGCATTCAAAGACAAGGGCGTAGACGTAGACAAAGAAGAGTTGACACAATGCGTAAAAGCTGTACGAGCTGCCATGAACGAGGTAGTTCCGGGAGCTATGAGCGTAATGAAATGGATTGAACAAGAGATAGCACGAGCTATCAGAGCTGGAGCTAGTGAAATCAGATGGACAACACCATCAGGTTTCAATGTTAAGCAAAAGTTAATGAAATATAAGTCAACTGTTATACGCACACAATTAATGGGTAGATGTGAGATACACATAGCTGGAGCTGAAACAGGTGTTGACCTGAATCATCACAAGAACGCAACTGCACCTAATCTAATACATTCATTAGATGCAAGCTTACTTCATCTAGCTACAACATCAACAAACTTTCCCATTGCATTGATACATGACAGTGTATTATGCAGAGCTACAGATATGTGCAAGCTATCTAGTCTTGTACGTAAAACTTACATGCACCTGTTCGCAGAGCATGAACCACTAACCGACTTCGCCCTAGCAATAGGAGCTGAAGAAAAACCACCGATTATTGGCGACCTTAAACCGGAAGCTGTAATTGATTCACAATACTTTTTTTGTTAATGAGAAACATACACGTAACACCCGAGCCTGTAACCCTAGAGGGATATCAAGCTGTGTTAAAGCCAAGTAAGTTTGGCTATTCATTAAAAGCAATAGTTGGAGAGGAGATAATCTCCACACTAGAAACTGAAAGAGAGGACTGCCTCAAGTGGGCAGAAAGTAAACTCAAGAATCCTAAGAGATCTACACTAAAACCAACTCCATGGGAGGAAGTATCAAAAGGTAAATATCTTATTAAGTTTTCTTGGAGTGATGATAAAAGACCTCCAGTTGTAGATACTGAAGGCACACCAATAACAAACACAGATACACCAGTATATGCAGGCAGTAAAGTTAAGCTTGGATTTACTCAGAAGCCATACATACTAAGAGATGGCGTGACCTATGGCACATCACTTAAGTTGAGTGGAGTACAGATAGTTGCTATCCAGTCAGAGGTAGGTGTAGACAGTGGAGACTTAGATGAAGCAGGAGCAGCCGAATTATTTGGTAGCACTGATGGATTCAAAGCACAAGAACCTAATGTTGTGCCTGCTTTTGAAGATGCAGCACCAAGTTCAGTAGAAGAAGACGACTTCTAATGGCATTTCGATCAGGACTTGAAGAGAAAGTAGCTGATCTATTAGTAGAGTTGGGCGTTGACTACGAATATGAGGAAACGTCCTATCCTTACACTATTCAACACAGCTATACTCCTGATTTTGTATTACCAAACAATGGAGTTATCCTAGAGGTCAAAGGGTATTGGGACCCACCATCTAGGCGAAAGATAAAACAAGTCATAACAGATAACCCAAAGATAGACCTACGAATGGTTTTTCAAGACCCATATAAAAGGATCTCCAAGAAAAGCAAAACAACATATGCAAAATGGTGTGAGCGTTATGGAATCCTATGGTGTGCTGCTCATTGTATTCCTGTTGATTGGTTGAAATGACAGCAGAATTTTTAAGACACGAGCCATGCGAAGTGTGTGGCTCATCTGATGCGAAAGCTATATACAGCGACGGAAATACATTTTGTTTTAGTTGTCAAAACTTAACGACACAAGATAATCACAATCATATGCCCACCAATGTCAAATTCACAGGATCAGCCCAAAGGCTGCAAAAAAGAAGAATCAGCGAAGAAACCTGTCAACACTACAAAGTCTACAGGGATGGAGAACTTTTACGCTTCCCTTATTACAGCAGCGACAGAACACTTCAAGGGTTCAAAACGAAAACAAAATTAAAAGACTTTAAGTATGAAGGTAATACTACTGACACTCTTTTTGGTCAGTCTCTTATTCCTTCTACTGGCAAACGTATCATGGTCTACGAAGGAGAACTTGATGCACTATCGGGCTGGGAGGCTTACCCCAACTGGGCGCATATCTCACTTCCTCATGGAGCTGCGTCAGCAAAAAAGGATATACAAAAACAACTACAGCTTTTTCAAGGTTATGAAGAAATTATCCTTTTCTTCGATAAAGACGAAGCCGGTAAGCTGGCGACGGAAGCAGTGGCTGCGCTCTTACCGTCTGGGAAAGTTAAGATTGCTCATTTACCAGACCCGTACAAGGATGCTTCTGACGCATTACAAAATAATGACGCTGAGGCGATTAGGAAAGCTATCTGGAATGCTTCGCCGTATCAACCCGATGGTATAGTAGATGGTAAATCACTATTAGAGTTAGTCACAAATCCAAGTCCACCATGTGACTTTGAGTATCCATTTGCAGGGTTGCAACAGATGACTCATGGAATTAGATACGGTGAGCTTACAGTAATAAGTGCAGGCACAGGGCAGGGCAAATCAACCCTGACAAGGCAGTTGGCGACTCACTTATTAGATCAAGACGAACGTGTCGGGTATATCGCACTAGAAGAGTCAAATAGAAGAACAGCTTTAGGACTTATGTCCGTAGCTACAGGACAAGCATTACATCTTGGAGAACATTCCAAGGACACACTTGAACAAGCTTATGATAAAACCCTCAAAGGCTGGAATCTCTTCCTTTATGACCACTTCGGCAGTGCTGATCCTGATATTATTTATAGTCGCATTGAATATATGGCACTTGCCCTCGAAACAAAGACCATATTCTTAGACCACTTGAGCATATTAATCTCTGGATTAGATGGAGATGAGCGCAAGATGATCGACACCACTATGACAAAGCTACGAAGTTTAGTTGAACGTACTGGTATAAAACTATTTTTGGTATCTCATCTACGTAGAACACAAACAGATAAGAACCATGAAGAAGGAGCACGTGTAACTCTTGGACAACTAAGAGGTAGTGCAGCCATAAGCCAGCTTGCGGATGAAGTTTGGGGACTCGAAAGAAACCAACAAACGGAAGCTGTAGATCAAACAATACTTCGTGTTTTAAAAAATAGATACTCCGGAGAAGTAGGTGTCGCATGTCAATTGAAATACAACAAAGAAACATGTAAATACGATGAAACTACGGACACAATTTTCAATCCCAGCACAGACTTCTGAGCTGAAAAAACCAAACCCACCCACAAAACAAGCAAAGAAAAAAGCCAAGTTTGTGGATAAAACATACACAGCTAAAAAATAATGCTGGTATTTGACATAGAAACGAACGGATTATTATATGACGTATCTAAGATACATTGCATCGCAACTTTCGATACGGAAACGGAAACCACCTGTGTATTTAACGATAGGGGTGAACAGTCCGGTTCGATCAAAGATGGTATCAATCAGATTATGGAAAGCTCAAGCATTGCTGGGCACAATATTATTGGCTACGACCTTCCAGTTATTCGGAAACTTAGTAATACCAAACCTTATTCTGGTGATATCTATGATACTCTTATCCTATCTAGGTTATATCACCCGAACCTAATGGAGATAGATAAGCGAAGACAATGGCGACATATGCCATTACAACTATATGGAAGACATTCACTCGAAGCCTACGGATATCGCCTTGGTGAATACAAAGGTGAATTTGGCAAAACTACAGATTGGCAAGAGTGGAGTCAAGAGATGCAGGACTATATGGTCCAAGACGTAAACGTTACTACGAAATTATGCGAACACTTCCGCCCCTTAATGACGCGTGTTTGCTAGAGCATCGCGTAGCTGAGATTTTAACTGAACAAGAAATACATGGATGGACATTTGACGAACAAAAAGCTCAGCAACTTGAGTCATCTCTCCGACGAGAGATGGAAGAAACTATTGAAATACTTCGAGGACAATTCCCTTTCGTTGCAGGATCGTTGTTCACTCCTAAACGAGATAACGCAACACAAGGATACAGAGAAGGATGTGAAATACAACGAATAAAGGAATTTAACCCAACATCACGAGACCACATAGCATGGATTCTGAAGACTCATTTCAAAGTCAAATTGAACAAGACCACCACGACTGGGAAACCAATTATCGACGAGATTACATTGACGGAGATAAATATTCCCTTCTCGAATCAATGTGCGAAATGTTTGACAATAAAGAAAAAGCTTGGGATGATATCCGAAGGCGTGAACGCATGGAACAGGCTTGTTACTGGTAAAGGTAGGATTCACCACCACTGTTCGGTTAGTACGAACACATTTAGATGTGCTCATCGTAAACCAAATTTAGCCCAGTGCCCTGCGGATAAAGAATTTAGAGAACTATTTACTGCTAGTCCAAGAATGACAATGGTAGGCGCAGATTTAAGCGGAATCGAACTTCGCATGCTCGCCCATTACCTTGGCAGATATGACGGAGGTCGATACGCCGATATCTTACTAAATGATGATATACATCAAGTAAATGCAGACAAAATAGGAATCACCCGCCGACAAGTAAAAAGTGTAACTTATTGCTTTCTTTACGGTGGCGGAAATGAAAAAATAGGTATGACATATGATAACTCTTTACAACCCAAGGAAGCTAGAAAAAAAGGATCCGAGATCCGAAAGGCTTTCGTATCTGCGATCGAAGGACTCTCAGACTTATTGGACGCGGTTTCAAATAAGTCTTCTAACGGGTACTTGCTGGCATGTGACGGAAGAAGGGTGCTGGTCGATAGCCCACACAAAGCCCTAAATTATTTGCTTCAGTGCTCGGCTGGTATTGTCGCGAAACGATGGATGGTTATAGCAAATGCTGGACTAATCAAGTTTCACACACATCAATTGGCGTTTGTACATGACGAATTGCAATTTGAGTGCAGACCATACGAAGCTTTTGGAGTAAAAAGCATATTAGAAGATTCAGCAAGATTAGCTGGAGAATATTACCAATTACGTTGTCCCATTGCAGCAGAAGCAAAAGAAGGATTGACATGGGCTGACGTACATTAAATATGAAATTATTAATTGATTGCGACTATATAGTCTACAAATGCTGTGCAGCAGCAGAAACAGAAATGGATTTTGGAGATGACGTAATAGTTGTCACTTCTAACTTCTCAGATGCAATGAAATGCGTAAATAGAGATTTAGACAGAATCCGCAATGAACTAGGATCGTTTGACGATGAAATGATCTTGTTTTTTACAAGTCCTAAAAATTTTAGGAAAAAAATTCTGCCCGAATACAAGGGTCATCGACAACGAAAAAAGCCCTGTGGATTTAAACGTGTCATACAGGAATTAAAGAAAAATTATAAAGTTATTCTCAAAGACACACTTGAAGCAGACGATGCACTAGGTATCTATGCAACTAAGTACCCGGGAAATATTATTGTCTCTCCTGACAAGGACATGAGACAGATACCCGGAAAGCTATACGACTTTAAAGAAACTGTGGAGATTACACCAGATGAAGGAGCTAGATGGCATCTCATCCAGACTATGGCAGGAGATAACACTGATGGTTACTCGGGTGTCCCGGGTATCGGAGTTAAAAAAGCAGAGAAAATCTTTAATGAAAAAGGATATACATGGCAAGCAGTCGTTGAAACTTTTATAGAAAAGGAACTGACTGAACAAGATGCACTAATTAATGCACAACTTGCAAGAATTTTGACTAATAACGACTACGACCATGAAAAAAGAGAACCAATCCTCTGGCAGCCTTTGGGACAGTACAAAATTGACCCTCCATCAGGATCTGGAAATGAGGGAGATCCAATTGGCTCTGTATGAAATAGATAAAGAGACAATGATGGAACTATACATGAGGCTACAAGAACAGGTTTTCAAATTAAATAATTTAATTGCACCACTCTTACATGAAGCAAAAAAACGAAGGTCCTGACTACTACCAGAGAGGGAACATAGAAGTATGGGATTTTATTAGAGATCAATCCCTGAACTATCACCTTGGAAATGTAATCAAATATATATGTCGTGCTGGATATAAGGACAACGACTTAAAAGATTTAAAAAAAGCTGCCCATTATTTACTCAATGAAATCGAAAATAGAACCCAACTGGATAGCTAGGACTGGTCGAGTCCAGCAATGGATTGATAATCCTACTAATCGTCTACCCGTAAGCTGCACAATTTTTAACGTGCAGGATTCAATGGAAGGAAGCGATGGAATCGAAGCAAGCTGGAGATTTGTGTCGCATGCTCTGCGATTTGGAGCAGGAGTTGCGGTCCACTTGTCGGACCTTAGACCACGAGGAACAACGACAAATAAAGGACCTGATTCACTTGTTGCATCAGGACCAGTCTCATTCGGAAAAATCTACTCAACATTAAATGAAATACTTAGACGCGGTGGCACGTACCGTAACGGTGCCTGTGTTTTACACCTTGATATTAATCACCCCGATATTCTTGAGTTCGTGTTCGCAGAAAGACACGAGCTCCCATGGGTCAAACGATGTGTTGACCTTACCCCAGAACTCTGGCGTAGTTCCTCTCCTGAAACAAAGGAAGCAATACTTGGAGGAATTGCAAGAGGAGATGTTTGGCTCAACAAAATAAAATATGACAGAAAAGGTAACAGAATCAGATCGAATGTTTGCTTGGAAGTTTATCTGCCCTCACGTGGAACATGCCTCCTACAACATATCAATCTTTCAGCCTGTCGTATCGGCGACATCCGACCAGCTTTCGCTAAAGGTATGTCGGAACTGTGCGATCTCCATGGCAAAACAGGTGTTGGTGAATCTGGAGAGTATTTAACACCAGACAATGATCGACAGGTAGGACTAGGAATGCTTGGCTTAGCCAACTTCTTAGCCAACAATAAAATTACATATGCCCAGTTTGGCGAAGCTCTTGAAGCCATTAATAATGGTGGGAGTTACGATGGTTACGCAGGATTAGCTGCTCGCGAACTATTTCTGGGCATAGAAAATGCAGCTAACATAGCAAGAGAGAACAATATGGAAAGGGCATTTGCTATTGCACCTACCGCTAGTTGTTCTTATAGGAGTAGAGACCTTCATGGCTTTACTGCTACACCAGAAATTGCACCTCCTATCAGCAGAATAGTTGATAGAGATTCAGGTGAGTTTGGTGTCGAGCAAGTGAATTATGGAAATGTAGAAATCGCATCTGAAGTCGGATGGGAGAGTTATAAAAAGGTAGCAGATCAGATAATGATTATGCTAAACAAAACAGAATTGCTTCATGGCTATAGCTTCAACTCTTGGAGTGACATGGTGACTTACGATGAGGCTTTTATAGAAGAGTGGTTAAACTCACCACAAACTTCTCTATATTATGCCCTGCAAGTTATGGGAGATACACAGGATAAGACAGATGCTTACGCAGCACTGGATGATACTGCTGTAGACGAATACTTAGCAGACATTATGAGTAATAAACCAGACGAAATAGCTTGTGATTGTCAACAATGAATCCCTACATAAAACTACTGTCCCGGAAAAGATCTTGGACACCCGTACAAACATCTAAAGGAAAACTAAAAGAAGGTGCAGAAGAAACCATCTACCGTGCTCTTGCAATACGCCATATGGAGTTACCAGTTGGCGAGTTCATTACAGACGCACTTGATAAAGAAGTTCCCGACGCTGCTAGAGCACTTTTAGAAAGCAACGTCAAAGACGAGATCAAACATGATCTTGCACTTGGCTACATCACCAACGCTCTTGGCGTAGATGACAAAGCCGAAGCCGAAGCACTGCGACTACGTGCTGCGTGGGAACAACATCCAGACCATACAATACTAAAGGCATTAGTAGCAGAGAGAGCAATCTTTTTTGTATTACTACCATTCTTTAGATTCTGTGGTGACGCCGGTCTAAGAACTGTCAGTGCAGACATATCAAGAGATGAGCAAGTCCATGTGGCAGCTAACTCATTGGTATGTACAGAGCTAGGTCTCAAGCCTAGTCAGTCACTAGACAAACTAAGAAAGGCAACAATTAACTGGGTTATGCAACCCTTGAAACAAAGTTCCGATAGATATTTGGACAAAAAATTTTGGTTAGATGCTAGCGACAGACTTATGTACGAAGGTAAAGCACCAGAATTTTCTCAGACCAAGGCAGCTAGAATGCCTGCATTTTTTGAACACTCGAATGTCAATCTCCCTCAATACTCTTAAGCTTCATAACGATAGGCTTGATGAGTTATTAAAGAAGTTAGAACAGAACTTCGGGTGGAAACCAATTCACCCAAAAGAACCAATCGAATCAATTATGTATAGGGCTGGACAAGCCAGCGTAATTGACTTTATTAAATCAATAGAAGAGGACGAAATCTAATGTGTTTAGGAGGAGGCTCCGCGCCAACCCCACCACCATTACCCCCAGCTCCACCACCTCCATTACCTCCAACGCCAACTGCGCCACCTCCTGATCCAATAGTGAAGGACGTGAATCCACAGGTAAAGAGAGCAAAGGATGACCGTGGTAATAAAAATAAAAACCAGTACTCAAAAGGTACAGGATCATTAAGGATTAAATTAAATCCTAAAGTAAATACAGGTAGTACCGGAGGAACTGGTACTGGAGGACTTAACCCATAATGTTAGCCCGTGAGAGATACAATCAACTGGTAACAGATCGACGACAATTCCTAGACAAAGCCGTTGATTGTTCAAAACTCACGTTACCTTATTTAATTCAAGACGACACATCTTCAAGACCAACACACGAAACTTTAAATATTCCGTGGCAGTCCGTAGGTAGTAAGTGTGTGGTAGGACTTGCAGCAAAACTAATGCTTGCAATACTACCTCCACAATCTACCTTCTTTAAGCTACAAGTACGAGAAGACAAGTTAGGTGAAGAGTTACCTCCAGAAGCAATGTCAGAGTTGGAGCTATCTTTATCAAAGATGGAGCGAATGGTCATGGACTATATTGCTGCTTCAAATGACAGAGTTGTTATACACCAAGCACTTAAACATTTAATTGTTGGTGGTAATGCACTCTTGTTTATGGGCAAGGATGGTATTAAAAACTATCCTCTTAGTAGGTATGTCGTTAACAGAGATGGAAATGGTAACGTCCTAGAAATAGTTACAAAGGAATTGATTAGTCGAGACGTAATAGGTTATGACCTTCCAAAGAAGGAAACCAACACGGGTATCGACGAAACAAATGGTAGTCATACTGATGATGTCGAAGTTTACACGTGCGTGAAACTAGATAACGGCAGATGGGTATGGTACCAAGAAGTAGAAGATATGATAATACCGGGCTCACGTAGTACAGCTCCTAAGAACGCAAGCCCTTGGCTCGTGCTTACCTTTAATTCGGTAGACGGAGAACAGTACGGACGTGGTAGAGTAGAAGAGTTCCTTGGCGATCTCAAATCTCTAGAAGGTTTATCTCAAGCTCTTGTCGAAGGAGCTGCTGCTGCCAGTAAGGTAATCTTTCTGGTCAGTCCATCTTCAACCACCAAACCAGCCACTATTGCAAAGGCTGGAAATGGAGCCATCGTGCAAGGTAGGGCAGAGGACGTACAAGTCGTCCAAGTTGGCAAGACAGCAGATTTTTCAACTGCTGCTCAGATGTCACAAACTATAGAAAGAAGATTACTTGAAGCTTTCTTAGTGATGAATGTGAGAAATGCAGAGCGAGTAACCGCAGAAGAAGTAAGACTTACACAGTTGGAACTTGAACAACAGCTCGGAGGAATCTTTAGTTTGTTAACTACATCTTTCCTAATACCTTATTTAGATAGAACTTTATTAGTTTTACAAAGAACAAATGAATTACCTAAATTACCTAAAGATATTATTAGACCAACTATAGTTGCTGGTGTAAATGCTTTAGGAAGAGGTCAAGATAGAGAAGCATTAACTATGTTTATGGGAACTATTGCCCAGACAGTAGGACCAGAAGCACTAATGAATTTTATAAATCCTTTGGAAGCAATTAAACGTTTAGCTGCTGCACAAGGTATTGACGTCTTAAATTTAGTTAAGACAAATGAACAGTTAGCTCAAGAGAAAGAACAAGCAATGCAAATGCAACAGCAACAAACACTCTTACAACAAGCTGGTCAATTTGCTAATTCAAAATTAGCAGACTCCGAAAACATACAAGGCATGATGCCTCAAGGAGATCAACAACTACCACCAGAACAATAAATGGCAGAAACATATTCGTATGATAACACTCCTGAAACAGAGGTTCTTTCCGCAGAGGAACAAAACTCTCTTGAGGTAGGAGAACAGTTAGTAGCAGAACAAGAAGGATTACTAGCTGGTAAATATAAAAACGCTGAAGAATTAGAGTCAGCTTACTTATCATTACAGAAAAAACTTGGACAAGAAGAAGAAACAGACTACGAAGAAAGTGACGAAGGATATGCAGAAGAAGAAGAAGGCGATGAAGAGGTATCTCCGTATGCTCCTGCGGTCAGTTTGATTAACGAAGCATCAGATGAGTATTATGCAAACGATGGCACGCTAAGTGAAGAAACTATTGAAAGGTTTTCTGAAATGAGTAGCCAAGATTTGGTTAGTGCTTATATGGAAATGTATGAGAATGGACAAGTCAATACAGCACAAGCTGCGGAGATGTCTGAAGCTCAAGTCAATAGCGTTATGAATGCAGCAGGCGGTGAATCTAATTACAACCAAGTAATTGAGTGGGCTGCCAGCAATTTAGGAGACAGACAAATTGATGCCTTCGATTCAGTAGTTGACTCTGGTAATCCAGCAGCTATTGGAATTGCTTTTCAAGGATTACAATCAGCGTACCAAGAAGCCAATGGCTATGAAGGACGCATGCTACAAGGACGTGCTCCCTCCTCTGCTGGAGATGTATTTAGATCTCAGGCAGAGCTTGTAGCAGCTATGGGAGACCCACGCTATGACAATGATCCAGCTTACAGAGCTGACGTCGTAGAAAAACTAAACAACTCAGATCTGAATTTTTAACTATGGTACATAAAAAAGTTTTAAAAAAAATTAAAAAATACATGACGAAAAAGGAGAATGTATCTCCTGCATCTAAACATGTAAGAGCTGTTGATGCTCGAAACAAAGCTATAGAGGAAGCTTTCAAAGGAAACTTCTAATGAAAACTCAAGATCTAGATACGTTATTAGCTAACGAATACCCTTACGAACCACCTATACAGGTATTACCTAAACAACCAATTATGACACCAGAAGCAGAAAGATTTAATGGCTGGGCAGCAATGCTTGGCTTCGTAGCAGCTCTAGGAGCCTACGTAACAACCGGTCAAATTATTCCGGGTGTATTTTAATGGCTGCAATCTCACTAACTAGAGAAAGCAGTAGCAACTGGCAGAAGTTTTGCGAGTGGGTCACAAGTACACAGAACCGTCTCTACGTGGGATGGTTTGGTGTCCTTATGATACCTTGCTTACTAGCAGCCACTACATGTTTTATACTCGCCTTTATCGCTGCCCCACCAGTGGACATCGACGGCATACGTGAGCCAGTATCAGGCTCGTTGTTGTACGGAAACAACATTATATCTGGAGCAGTAGTCCCTAGCTCCAACGCAATAGGATTGCACTTTTACCCGATTTGGGAAGCTGGCACTTTAGACGAGTGGTTATACAACGGCGGACCTTATCAGCTCATTATCTTCCACTTCTTAATAGGAGTACTGGCTTATGCAGGAAGACAATGGGAACTCTCATACCGTCTTGGCATGAGACCTTGGATCTTTGTAGCATACACAGCTCCAGTATCAGCAGCACTAGCAGTGTTTCTTGTCTACCCTTTTGGGCAGGGGAGTTTCAGTGATGGTATGCCTCTTGGTATCTCTGGTACTTTTAACTTTATGTTCGTATTCCAAGCCGAGCATAATATCCTCATGCACCCATTCCATATGGCTGGTGTTGCTGGGGTATTCGGTGGAGCTCTTTTCGCTGCTATGCACGGAAGTCTGGTTACTTCCTCACTTATTAAAGAAACGACAGAGGACGTATCGCAGAACTATGGCTACAAGTTTGGGCAAGATGAAGAGACATATAATATTGTCGCTGCACACGGGTACTTTGGGAGATTGATATTTCAATATGCTTCTTTCAATAATTCTCGTGCTCTACATTTTTTCCTTGGTACTTTCCCAGTGGTTGGCATATGGCTTACCTCCATGGGAATCTGCACTATGGCTTTCAACCTTAACGGTTTTAACTTTAACCAGTCAGTCGTAGATGTTAATGGAAAAGTAATTCCAACATGGGCAGATGTATTAAACAGAGCCAACCTTGGCTTCGAGGTAATGCACGAGCGTAACGCTCACAACTTCCCTCTTGATTTAGCTTCTGCTGAGTCAACCAAGGTAGCACTAACAGCACCATCAATAGGATAATGTCACACCAATCTGAAGGTGGCGGATTCGGAAGAGCAACCGTCACCCGTTTTTTAGTTAATGAAGAAGAGGAAAAAAAGAAAGAAACTGATAAAGAACTTTCTGACAACGATAACTCTGATAACTAATATCTTTATCATATCCGGTGTCTCACGGCATTGGTATCCACCTACTTATAATAAAGATGTACAAAATATGCAGTCAGATTAGTTGGGCTGATGTAATTGATAAATTAAATTATGAAGTTCATAGTAACACTGCAACAATCTTAGGTACTACATTCGTATTACATAACGATTACAGACCTAATACACTACAAAAAGCATATGATGAAGTGCTTAGTGATGAAGGTGACATGCACGTTTATGTATCATTAACTTCTGATAGTCCTACCTTTGGGAAACATAAAGATGAAGATGATGTATTAATAATACAAGCAATAGGTAGCGTGAAATACTTTATAGAAAATGAATGGGTTACGTTAGTTCCGGGAGAGTATCTCTACATACCTAAAGGTATTTATCATACTCCAGTTGTACTAACACCACGAGTAACTCTAAGTTTTGCATCAGTAACCGCAGAATCTATAGAACGTCCGTTCATCCCTCACGGGACGCATGACGACTAAGCATGGAACGGGGCTTAGTATATGGAGATAACCATGAAAGTTACTTTCGTATATCGTGGCGTTGCTTACACAAGAATAGTCAAATAGGTGACCTAGGGGAGGTTCGACTCCTCCCTATTCAATTTGGGAAAAGCCCTCTGAGGAGGATACCTTTTACCCGTCGACGGTGGGAAAAGACCACAAAACGTGCCAGTCTCACGTTAGACCAATTAAGACTGCAACAATTCTAACGTTAGGAACGACAATATATACCTTTAATTTTTACCATTAATCATGGCACAGCAAACGCAATATACGACAGCTCAAGCTCCATTAAAGGCACAACTTACTCGTCAGGGTCAGTTAAATAGTGCCGGTGACGCTAGAGCATTGTACTTAAAGCTGTTCAGTGGTGAGATGTTCAAAGGCTTCCAGCATGAGTCTATTGCTCGTGACTTGGTAATGAAGAGAACACTCAAGAATGGAAAGAGTCTTCAGTTCATCTACACAGGTAGAACAACTGCGGAGTTCCATACACCCGGAAACAGCATTCTCGGTAACAGCGACGGAGCACCTCCAGTAGCTGAAAAAACAATTACATGCGACGACCTATTAATCAGTTCAGCCTTCGTGTATGAGCTTGATGAAACACTTGCGCATTTTGAATTGAGGGGCGAGATTTCCAAGAAGATTGGATACGCATTAGCAGAGAAGTATGACAGACTCATCTTCAGAGCTATTGCAAAAGGTGCAAGACAGGCTTCTCCTGTATCTAAGACTAACTTCGTAGAGCCCGGTGGAACACAGATCAGAGTTGGATCAACAACTAATGATTCTGATGCTTACAACGCAGGCAACTTAGTTAATGCTTTCTATGATGCAGCAGCAGCTCTTGACGAAAAAGGAGTTTCTAGTGGCGGCAGAGTAGCTGTACTAAACCCTCGTCAGTACTACGCACTTATACAGGACATAGGTTCTAACGGTCTTATCAACAGAGACGTTCAAGGTTCAGCATTACAGTCAGGTAATGGAATCATTGAAATTGCAGGCATCAAGATCTACAAGTCAATGAACATCCCATTCCTTTCTAAGCATGGTGTAGCTTATGGCGGAACTACAGGTGAGACATCTCCTTCTAACTTAGGTTCACATGTCGGAACAGCACTTGCTGACGGCAGAGCTTCAGTTACAGGACTTAACAACAACTACGGTAACAGCACAGACTTCGCTAAATCTGCTGGATTAATTTTCCAGAAAGAGGCAGCCGGAGTTGTAGAAGCTATTGGACCACAGGTTCAGGTAACTTCTGGAGATGTGTCCGTGGTATACCAAGGCGATGTGATATTAGGTCGCATGGCTATGGGGGCAGATTTCCTAAACCCAGCAGCAGCAGTTGAGCTTTATGTTGGAGCAACAGCACCAACAGCATTCGGTACTTCATACCCTGCAAACGCTTAATTTTTATTTTTTTATACGGGAGCTTCGGCTCCCCTTTTTTTTTATGACTACTCAATTAAACACCGATACCGAACTATCCGCAGTGAACTCTATTTTGGGTAGCATTGGTCAATCACCTATAACAACAATAAATCTTACTGCTTTACAAGATCCAGAAATAGCTTTAGTACACAACCTATTAATGGAAGTAACTAAAGATGTACAGAATGAAGGCTGGCATTTTAATCAGGAAGAGCATCTAGTTAGATCACCTGATAGTAATGGTAATTTTTTAATACCAAATAACTATTTACGATTCGACGTAAGTGATGGACTATACGACAGAACTAGAGATGTTGTTAAAAGAAATGGAAAGCTTTATGATAAAGTAGAACACACTGATGTTTTTTCGCATGATTTATATTTTGATGTTACTTATTTATTTGACTTCGAGGATATTCCTTCAGCAATACAACGCTACATAATTGCTAGAGCTTCAGTTAGAGCAGCTACTCAAGTTGTTTCTAATCAAGATTTAGTAACTCTGCTTCAATTAGAAGAAGCAAAAACTCTAGCGTCTGCTAAAGAATATGATTGCGAACAAGGAGATCATACTTTCTTTGGATTTCCACATGAAAGTAATTATAGATCTTATCAACCTTACAAAGCACTTATTAGATAATGGCAAACGTTACACAAACTATTCCAAATTTAACTCAGGGTATATCACAACAACCTGATGAATATAAAGTTCCCGGTCAGGTTAAAGATATGGTTAACGCTTTACCTGATATTGCACAAGGATTATTGAAGAGACCAGCAGGAAAGTTTGTGGCTTCTTTATCTGATGGAACAAAAAATTCTTCATTAAATGGTAGATGGTTTCACTACTACCGAGATGAGAATGAACAATACATAGGACAAATACATAGAGATGGAACAGTCAGAATATGGGACTGTTTAACAGGTGCAGAAAAAAATGTTGTTGATGGTATCGGAAATAGTAATTACCTGACTCATACAGGTGATGAAGATATCCAGACACTAACCCTAAATGATTTCACTTATCTTAACAACAGAACTAAAACTGTTGAGATGGATACTCTTACAGAACCAGACACGAATTTTGGGAAAGAAATTTTTGTTGAGTTAAAAAGTATTAGTTATGCAAAACAGTATGCGTTAAACATTTTTGACAACACAAATATTTCGACAGTCACGACAGCTACACGTATCAATGTAACTATGGTCAACAATAGCAATAACTATTGTGATACAAACAACTACATGAGGACACATGCTGATAGAGGTAACAGTCCTAATGGTAGATGTGGTACTAACGCTGGTGATGGTAGAGACGCTTTTGCACCTAATGTAGGTACTCGAATATTTAGCATTAGTACTGGTACAAGCTTAACTGACGACGGTGCTACTGGTGGAACTTTAGCTAACGGAAACGAATCAGATACAAACTATAGCTACACAGTTAATATATTTAATTCATCTAACCAAGGCAGTCAAACTGGAAGAAAAAATTTATACTTCCGTATAGCTACAACTGGTCAGTCAGTTCCTTATACAGAAGGTTCTGGTAATACTCAGACAACTACATATCAGGCTAGATATACAACTACATACGACTTATTACATGGCGGAGAAGGCTGGCTAACTGGTGATTACTTTTATGTATTTATGAAAGACGCTTACTATAAAGTAGAAATAGAAGCAACCAGTGAATCAAAAGTACAAGCTAACCTTGCTTTAGTCAGACCTAACCCTACACCATTCGATACTGAAACAACTATTACTGCTGAGAGTATTCTCGGTGATATCAGAACAGCAATAATAGCTGATGGTAATTTTACTAATAGTGATATAACGACTATTGGTACGGGATTACATATAAAACAATCATCAGCATTTAACGCCTCTACTCCTGTAGGAGAACTATTAAATGTAGTAGCAGGCAAAGTGAATGATGTAGGAGACCTACCTTCACAATGTAAACATGGAATGGTAATAGAAATAGTAAATAGTGAGGCAGATGAAGATAATCATTTTGTAAAATTCTTTGGAAATAATGATAAAGATGGTGAAGGTACATGGGAAGAATGTGCTAAACCCGGAAGAAAGATAAGACTTAAAAGGTCAACTATGCCAATAGCTCTTATAAGAACTGCTGACGGTAACTTTAGATTGACTGAATTAGATGGATCTTCTTACACAGTTACTACTGCTAGTGGTAATGTAACTTCTTCAGCTCCACAATGGGATGATGCTTTAGTTGGTGATGATGTAACTAATCCAGAACCATCATTTGTTGGTAAAGAAATAAACAAGATGCTGTTTTTTAGAAACAGATTTGCAATATTAGCTGATGAAAATATAGTTATGTCTCGTCCCGGAGACTTTACAAATTTCTTTGCTAAGTCAGCTATACAACTTATAGCTAGTGACCCTATAGATATAGCAGCTAGTTCAGAATACCCTGCAATTTTATACGACGGAATCCAAACTAATACAGGTCTAATTCTATTTTCAAAAAATCAACAATTCATGCTCACTACAGATAGTGACGTGTTCAGCCCAACCACCGCTAAGATCAATGCTCTTTCTACTTACAACTTTAACTTTGCTACAAATCCTATCTCTCTTGGTACTACTATCGGGTTCTTAGATAACGCTGGTAAGTTCTCAAGATTCTTTGAGATGGCTCAGCTACAAAGAGAAGGTGAACCTGAGATTATTGAACAAAGTGCAGTTGTACCTAGGTTATTTGAAAAAGATTTAAAACTTATATCTAACTCTAGAGAAAACTCAGTTATATTTTTTAGTGAAGAAGGGACATCAACACTGTATGGTTATAGATACTTTGACAATATTAGAGAAAGAAAATTAGCAGCTTGGTTTAAATGGACAGTGACTGGAGAAATTCAATATCACTGTATGCAAGATGACAATCTATACGTAGTTGTTAGAAATGGTTCAAGTAACAAAGATCAGTTACTTAAATATGCAATAAAGACGGATGCTAATACTGCTTTGATATCAGGAAGTAGGATTCATTTAGATCATTTAATGGAAACAAGTGGTTGGTCATATAATGCTACAACTAAAAAATCTACAAAAGCTAAACCACTTGGTCTAGAAAGTACAAATCAATTAGTTGCTTATGATGAAGACCCGGGAAACAACTTAGGTAGATATGGTTTAATAACAATTAATGGATCTAATTTAGAACTAGATGGTAATTGGTCAAACGAAACATTTTTTATTGGATATCAATTTACTATGCAAGTTGTTCTCCCAACTATTTATGTAACACGAGTAGAAGGAGAAACATATAGAGCTGATAGCAGAGCAAATACAATGATCCATAGAGTTAAATTTGGATTTGGTCCAATCGGTTTATATAAAACAGAATTAAATGTAGTTGGTAAAAATTTATTTACGAAAGAATTTGAAGTAACTAATGCCAATACATATGTAGCTAACACAGCAGCAATTCGTGAAGACAATAAATTACATTCAGTACCTATTTACGCTAGAAATACAAACGCAATCTTAACAGTTAAATCAGAACACCCAGCTCCAGCCAACATTTTATATATGACATGGGAAGGAGCTTATAACAACAATTTTTATACTCGTGTATAACATCACCCTTACCGAACAAGAAGTACGTATTTATAGTCAATGGCTTAAGAAAAACAAGATGTACAAAGGTATGAAACTACCACTAGGAAACCCTTGGGAATCTTGGATGCAAGAAACTATTGAAAAATTACAACGTGCTTTAAATGAGTAAATACATTCACCCAGCAACATTGGAAGCTGCACTTCGTGTGGCTTCTAATTTATTACCAGAAGATTATTCAGAAGTAAAAGAAGGTCATGGACATGACCCTTTGACTGCATTAGTCGTAGGTTTTCATACTTCCGATTCAGTTTATTTTACTAATCCAAATGACGAGATATGTGGCATGGCAGGCGTTCATCAAAATGGACAAATATGGATGCTATGTACTCCAGCAATTTTAGATTTTCCACATACATTTGCTAGAGAAGCAAGACGTTATGTGAGGTCGAGAAACGAAAAGTTACTGTGGAACTTTGTTGACGAAAGAAACAAAGTCCATATTAAGTTACTTAGGTTTTTAGGTTTTAAATTTCTTAGGAGATTTCCCTATGGACCAAACAATTTATCCTTTATAGAATTTTGCCGTGTGTAGTGCAGCAGCAATCGGACCAGCAGTCTCAGCCGTAGGCTCAGCAGCTCAAGCGTCCCAAGCGAACAAAGAAAAAAGAAGAATTTACGAGCATAAATTAAAAATGCGCGAACGTAAGTGGATGCAAACAAGAGCCACTTACGCAACAAAGAAAGTTCAATTTGAACAAGAAGTTGATTTAGCAAATATTGCAGCTCAACGAGCTTATTCAAGAACTCAGAAATCCTTATATGATGCTAGAGCTGTAGCCCTTATACAAAATCAAGAAGATTTTAAGGACACACTTGTAGCTGAAGGTGATATCATAGCAAAAGCAGCAGAAAGAGGTGTACGTGGTAAGAGTATAGCTAGAGCATTAGTCCAGAACGCTCAAGGTTTAGGATTAAAACAAGCTATGCGAACACGAGGTTTAACAGCATCCTACTACGAAGGTAGACAATCTATGGATGATGTTAGAAGACGTCTAAAAGGAACTGTAAGAAAGTCCTTTGGAAAAGTAGCACTTCAACCAATAGCAGATATGGCACCACCAAGACCTGTTTACCAGAACGTTGGTTTAACACTAATGTTAGGTATGGCAAACGCTGTAGGTGAAGGTATAGCCGGGAGATAATTATGATACAGATTCCTCAATATAACGTCGATTCAGGAGACTTTACACCAGAAGAAATACTAGACGTTATACCTGAACAAGAACGTTTAGACAGACAAGTTCAGAACGACGAAGAGAGATATCTTCGTGAGTTAGAAAAAAATGCAGATGATAGAATACGTAATTCCGAAAAAATGTGGAAGGGTATATCTAAACTTTCTTCTACAGTAGAAAATATATTTGCAAAGAAACAAGAAGAACATAGAAAGAAAAAGACAGCAGCATTAAAAAATAGAATATTACTTTATGGTGTTGGTGATAATTTAAAAGCACACTTTAGTGGAGAAAAGAGAGATCTTTTTGAAGAAAGTGAAGCTATACATGAGACAGCTTCTACTATCGAAAGATCAGGTGATATTGTTACAGCAGAAGAATTTAGAGATTTATCTAAATGGGAACAGTATGCAGTACAAGAAGAGTATGCAAGAAAGATAGGTTTAAACTACGGTACATTTGTAGAGAACGCAAGAGAAACAGTTTCTATAGATGTTACTGACCCAGATGGTACAGTTAGAACCGTAAAGTTTGCTAATGGAGATCTAAACGCATACCAACCTACTGAAGCTGAAAGAGCTGCTTTAAATGAAAAGATACAGTTTGAGTTTGCTTATCAATTACAAGGTATTGACAATGAAGCATTAATTGCTGAACAAGTTAGACCTCATGTTCTTGCATATAACAAGGCAAACAATGCTGTAGCTTTGCAGGATAGAATAAATGCAAGAAAAAATATTTTCCAACAAAATACTCTAACTTCTATGGAAACCATCATTACTGGTGGTAATCTGGAAGAAGGTACACAGATGTATCAAAACTACATCAGGATGTATAAGTCTAGAAACCGTAATGCAACTAATGCAGAGGCTGAAGCTCAATTTGGAATGAACTTAGTTTCTCTTGTAGAAAATGGTAAGGTTAGTAGAGCTCAAGCTATAGCTTTAATTGAAGAAAAATTTGTAGGACGTAGTGGTGAAAGAACAATAGAAAAAAGTAACCAACAACTTAGAACGCAAATAGAAGTAGCAGGAATTAAATATGACGAAGCTAAAAAAGCAGAGGAAGGAGTAAAAATTGCTGCTGATGTATCTTATTTAAAAGAGATGGGTCCTATAAGTGAAGAACAGGCAGATGTTCTTAAAGAAGCATTTGAAGTTAAATATGGATATGTTCCTCCTTCAATTAAAAATGCAATAAAAGGATATGTACCTGACGATCAAGCTAGAGCTATATTAAATGACAGATTAGTAAGTCAGAATGATACGTTACATCCAAACGATTTAAGAAACGTTAGTACTGCTATTTATAATGAATATAAAAAGTATCTTGTATCTGAACAATCTCATTTAACACCCGGCACAGGACCTTATAAAGACAATGCAACTAGGTTTGATAGTGTAACACAAACCGCAATGAAAACTAATTACGGTCAAGCAGATATAAAATCTAATCAATTTTTAAATTTAAGAGCAACTGTTGAAGCAAAATATAATGACGCTTACCAAATAGCGTATGCAGCAAGTAAAGATGAAAATATAGCTCATAAGATGGGAATGCAAGCAGTAAACGAGTTTGTAGCAAATCCAGATAATGTAGCAGCAGGACAGATAGCAGATTATACAGTTACAACTGACGAAAAACAACAAGTCGAGAATGTTTCCATAGGCGTACAGCAAGGCATGAATAATCAATGGAAAACTAACAGAATGTCATTGGCAGGCGAACAAGCTGATAAAGATTTATTAACTTGGGCACAGAGCTCTAGTAAGTCTGTCAAAGATATGCCTGAGTATTATGTAAAAGTAGCCAGAGCATTAGGAATACCTCCTGATAAATTTGGACTAGCACAAGCAGCTTTGATTACTCAAGAACCTTTTGATGAGTCAGCCCTATCGAAAGAAATGACTGAAGACAAAGATATTCTCAAACTTATATTCAAGAATCCAAATACATATTCTGTCATTCAGGGTGTAATGATGCTTGAGCAAGAGGGAACAGAAGTCACAAAAGAAAATTCATTATTTAACAACAAGAGTGTAAGAAACGAAGACATTTAACTGCGGTGGTGTCTGGATTTAACACTTATTATTTACCGAGGTAAACATGGAGGATCAATCCTTAGATATCGAAATTACGGATGAGGGCTTTACGGAAGAACAAATAAATGCAGCATTAAATGCTCAACGTGAAGCACAAGAAGTACAAGAAGAATATAATAAACAAAAAGAACAACGAGAGTTAGAAGCTGAACAAGCAAAAAAACAAGCGTTAATTCAAGAAGAAAAAGATAGACCAGCTAATCTTGGCGATTACGCTAAAGATACTGTAGTTGGTGCAGTAGCCGGTGTACAAGATACTGCTTCCTCTCTTATCACTCTTCCAGAAAGAATTATTGATTTCTTTACTGGAGAAATGGCAAGGGAAAATAAAGAAGGTGGTTACAAAGCTGAGTGGGATGACTGGTTTGTAGATGATGAAAATCCTTTAGAAACAAAAACTTGGTGGGGAGGATTAGTAAGAGGGGTTACCCATGTTGGTACTACTCTTGCAACCCCTATTCCGGGAGCTGGAAAGCTAGGAAGTATTGCAAAATTAGCTTCTACAGCTAAAGCTGTTAAAGGAGCTAAAGCTGCTAAAGCTGTTGGAGCTGGTTTGACAGTAGGTAAGAATGCACCTAAAGCTTTAAGAGCAGCAAGAAAAGCTAGAATAGCTGCACACAGATTAAAAGTAACTCCTAAGTTTAAATTTTTAGGAAAGACCAAACAGCTTACTGGACGTAATTTAATAAAAGGTGCTGCTACTGGTGCAAAGTTTGACCTTACTTCTAAAACATCTCAAGAAGATAACGTAACAGGAATGTTAAAACAGAGATGGGCATGGCTAGATACTCCACTAGCTACACAAGAACATGACCATCCTGCTATGAAAACTCTAAAGAATGTTGTTGAAGGCATGGCTTTAGGAGTTGTATTTGACAACCTTATTCATATAATAGGTTCTGGAGTAAAAGGTTCTGGAAAAGCTATTGTTAAAAATAGCAAAGGAGGAGAAGAAGTAGTTGACTTAAAACAAGTTACTGACATTAGAGCTGAAAGTGTAAGAGACCAAGTTGCAGAAAAAGGAATACAACAACTAGAACTTCCCGGATTTGGTGCTTATAAAAATCCTAAAATTAAACAACAACACCAAGGTAATGCAACTTCACTTGAATCATTAGAATCTGCTACTAAATCTTTAGATGATATAGAAACTAGATGGGGAGCTGAAGGTGGCTCTGCTGGTTCTGTTACTTCTAATGTAGAAATAGATAGAATAGCTAAAAGCTCTAAAGAAGCTAGAAAGGTTGTTAAAGAAGTTTTACAAAGAGGTGTTAGTGAAGGTTATCTGAAAGGTCTTGACGAAACTGCTGCAAGACAAGGAATACCTAAAGAAGTTTATTATGCTAAAGTTTCAAAATTAGCTCAACAAGTTTATGAAGGAAGGAATACTTCTGATTTTACTCCTGACGAATTTTGGGCACAGGTTAATAAAGAAAGTGTCAAACGTACAGGTAGTGTAGAATATGAGTTTGTAGCTGCTGAAATGGCTCCTATTATAGATACTATTAATGGGACTCTTATGAAAGAAATAAGAGATATTGGTATCGGTGGTAGAGAGATGCAAGACATATTTGACTTAAGAAGTGTAGATGGACCAGCACAACAATTAATTGAAAAGCTTATAGCTGGTTTAAGAATCAGAGCTATTCAAAAAGCTGAGATATCACAACAATTTAGAGAACTTGGAGATCGTGCTACTAGAGATCAGATTGATGAAATTGTAGATCAAAACGTACAGCAAAGTATTGATGCTTTTAGATTAGCTATGAAAATAGCTCCTGAAGAAGGTGGAGATGAATTATTTAAAACTATCTTTGAAGGAATCTCTATGTCAAAAGGAATACATACCTTAGATGACTTTGATGCTTTTATGAAGTACAAACTTAAAGGTGGTGTATGGAAAGGAGGAAAGAAAGAAACTGGTGCTCTTATTAGAGAGTTAGGTTCTGTCTTTACTCATAGTGTTTTATCTGGACCTAAAACATCAGTTCGAGCAGTTATGGGTACAGCCTCTGCAACATTTGCACGTCCAATGTCTATGGCACTTGGAGGTCTAATGAAAGGTGACGTTGTAACTATGCGAGCTGGATTAGCAAGCTTAAACGCTATGCGTGAAGCTATACCAGAATCTTTTGAATTATTCAAATCTAGACTTAACTCTTATTGGAGTGGTGATATTTCTACTATGAAAACTAGATTCATAGAGAAAACTAAAGCTGACGATCAGTGGGCAATGTATGGTCATTGGGTTGAAAATTCTGGAGGTGCAAGTTTAATGGATAAACTTGTTTACAGAATGGCTAATATGGCTAGATGGGCAAACAACACTAATATGTTTACCTACTCTACTAAAATCATGGCATCTACTGATGACGCGTTTGGATTAATAATTGGTAGAGCTAGAGCTAGAGAAAAAGCTTTCTTAGAAGCAACTGAACAAATGGGTGAAGGAGGATTTAAAAACTTTGACGCTGCATTTTTCAAAGATGCTGAAGATAAATTTAATGCAAAAATATTTGATAATGATGGAAACTTAACTGATGAAGCAGCAGCTTATACAAAAAGAGAAGCTACTTTAACTCAGGACTTATCTGGCTTTGCTAAAAATTTAGAAGGTACTTTTAATGATGCACCATGGGCAAGACCATTTTTCTTGTTTGCAAGAACTGGTATTAACGGTTTAACTTTAACTGCTAAACATACTCCCGGATTTAACTTCTTGGTTAAAGAATGGAACGACATAGCATTTACTAAACCTTCTGCTAACTTAGAACACTTAAATAAATATGGTATCAATAATCCTAGAGACTTGATGACTGCAAAAGCTGTTCAACAAGGAAGACTTGCTATGGGTTCTGCTGCAATATTTATGGCTGGACAATCTTTCTTAGCTGGAAACTTACATGGTAATGGACCAACAGATAGAAAAAAAAGACAAGCATGGTTAGATGCTGGTTGGAAACCAAGAACTGTAAAAATAGCTGGTCAATGGGTTAGCTATGATGCTTTTGAACCTTACAACCAAATACTTGCTTTAGTAGGAGATATAGGAGATCACCAAGAATTAATGGGTGAAGAATGGGCAGAAGATAGATTTCTAAAATTATCTATGGCTTTAGCTTCAACAGTTACAAGTAAATCATATTTAGCAGGATTACAATCTTTTGTTGATTTATTTTCTGGTGCGCCCGGACAACAAAATAGAATACTTGCTTCTTTGATGAATAACACTATTCCTCTTTCTAGTCTTAGAAATGAAATAGGTAAAGTTCTTAATCCACATACAAAAGAATTAGGTTCTGATATTATGAGTTCTATTAGAAATAGAAACTTATCTACTGAATTTTTAGCAGGAGAAGATGAACTTCCTACTAAATTTGATATCTTAACAGGTGAACCAATAAAAGATTGGAACTTTATAACACGTATGTTTAATGCTGTATCACCAGTTCAATTTAATTTAGATTATTCACCGGGTAGAGAATTGATCTTTAATAGTGGATATGATTTAAGAACTTTAGGATATAGTGCTCCTGATGGAACAGATTTAAGTGATGCACCGGGAGTCAGGTCAAAATTTCAAAAAGCTATGGGAGATCAAAATCTTCTTAAGAAATTTGAAAAGTTAGCAGCCGACCCAAGAATGCAATTATCTTTAGCAAAAATGAATGAGGCACGTAAAAATGGTGAGTATGATCTAGACCCTAGTTTATTCCCTCATGTTAAACGAATAGAACAAATATTTAAACAAGCTAAAAAAATAGCTTGGGCAAAGATAAGCCAAGACGAAGATGTTATGGAACTTATCGCTAAAGAAAAAGAATATACAAAAAGGAAATATAATGCTTCGCAAGGTACTATCAATGAAATGATAAACATGCGTAAATAAAACAACACAAGGTGGATAACCAATGGCGGTACAAACAACTGAAGAATTTAAAAATGGCGGTGCCACCTCATACGCTATTACAATAGAATATTTACAAGAAAGTGACATCAAAGTAAGAATTGATGGAACTTTACAAACTTATACAACAGGTACTCCCGGTAGTGGAGAGTACTCCGTAAGCGGAACCACTGTTACCCTTGGAGCACAAGCTGCTGCCGGTACAGGTAACGTTCACATATATAGAGAAACAGATGTAAATACGGCTGCTGCTGTATTTGCTCCCGGTTCTTCAATAAGAGCAGCCGACTTAAATGCCATACATGATATGGGTAGGTTTGCTGCTACTGAGCATAGAAATAAAATAATTACAGCAAATATAAAAGCAGGAGCTGTGACTTCTACTGAAATTGCAGACGGAACTATTGTTAATGCTGACATAAATGCAAGTGCAGCAATAGATAATAGTAAAATTGCTGATG